GCATGAAATCTGGCTATTTTATTGCGAAAAATTTTTATTCCTCAACGCTGATCTTCATCCACCTCAATCATCCAGCGGGCATACGCGGTATACCGGCCTTCGGGTCGTTCCCCTTGTCTCCAATGAACGAATTTCCGCTTCCAGCTGACTGATCATCCCACGGATTTCCGACAAATTTGCCCGCGTCAGCGACCGCCCGGCAATCGAATATGCCTGTGCCTGCAATACCTTTGTCTCCGCATCGCGGTACAACTGCAGCCGTTCTCTCGCAATCTGTAGTTCATTTGTCTGCACTATAGTTCCACTCCTCTCCTGATCTGTCCATATTTTCTGTTCTGATTTCCATTCGGGCTGCGCTGCATGTAGTTGATGCCAAGCGATAGTTTCTTTTCCAACACCTCAAAATTCGGGTTGATCAGCTTCAATGCAGCATGGTTATAGTTAAACAAATCCAGCGGCTCATTTCGTTTGATGCCTTTTTTCTTTTTCCACCTGATTTTTGCGCCGCCGTTTCGTTTAAATTCTTCCACTTTTACCTCTGATAAAAGTCCCCTGAAATACATCCGGTCATAGCCCGCATCCTTATCCAGAGGGAAATGACAGTAACACGGGCCCGGCTCCCTGACATCCAGCCATGTCTGTATGTCGTCCTTCCCGGAGTCTACGCCGATAATATAAATATGGGTCGTGTCAATGGCCTCTCCCCGCTCGTTTCTAATTTTTACCTCCGTTCTCCTGTATATCAAAGGAATGCCAGGCATATTCGCATATCCTTTGATCCCATGGAACGGTTTCCCGAGCCTTTGCATATCCCGGATGAACTGAAACACCCGGTTCGTATGGTCACCACCAGTATCAACGCATGTCCCGGCTACATTCAGCCCGCATCCATTTGCAAAATAAAAAGTCCGGCCCATCAAATCAACCAACGTATTCCATGCGCCGTCCAATCCCGGATTTTCCCATATGATCCCTTTTTTGATGCCCCAGTTCTCGTAGCCCTTGCCCCATCCCTTAACCTCATACTCCAGACGGTCGCCCTGCACATCCACTGACCCGGTAAGCAAAAGTACGCCGTCCGGAAGCTCCGCCGTGTATGCTTCCCGCCGCGCAAGCAGTATCTCCTCGTCTACATCCCGTTTGCCCGCAGCCTGATATTCCGTATCATCAAACGGCAGCCCAAGCTTCGTGTTGATAAATGTCTTCAATTTTTCTACCGAGTGGTGCGTCTTTAAATAGTTCCAGGCTTTTCGGAACTCCTTTACAAGACTTTCCCATGAAGTAAACGGCGACGCGAGCGCATTCAGGTGAAACGACCGGATATCTGATCCCGGATTTTTTGCAACCCACTTGTGCGGCTGCTGCGAAATCTCCTGCCGGGTGAGATACCAGTCGCAGTGTACGCACCTCATTTTCATCGTCTGAAAATCCAGCTGCTTAAATTCATAGGGCTGGAATTTCCCGCATGCCGGACATTGAAACTCCCATTCCTCCTGCGTCCCTTCCATAAAGTTCTCATAAATTTTCGATGAATCTTTCAGCGTCGGGCTGGATACCATGAGGCTCCTGCGGTTCCAGAATGTTGTGGAGCGCGTAGCTGCAAGCTCCACCGGATCACCCTCTTCACCGGCAGACGCAGGATAACGGTCCACATCATCCATCAGGACCACCCGCACCGGACGCCCCGCCAGATCTGACGGCGTATTCGCACCTGCAAACGCAATAAAACCGCCCGGAAAGTCCTTGCTGAATACCGTATTATCGCCTTCCCCGGACTTTTTCTCAGATATTTTCCCTTTCAAAACCGGTGTATCCCTTATCATGTATGCAAACCGGTGCTTCGAAAAATCCTCCGCCATCGGCTTTTTATTCGGCTGTACGATCAGGATTGTCGCGGGGTCCTCCGATATGTAATACCCGATAACATTCAGAATGATCTCCGTCTTTCCGACCTGCGAAGATGACATGACGACAACCCTTTTCACAGACATATCACTGATCGCGTCCATGATCGCGCGCTGATACGGCATCCTGTCCGTGTTCCATCTGCCTGACTCTGCGGACAGACCCTTTGACAGCACGCGGTACTGATCCGCCCACTCCGAAACGCTTAGCTTTGGCGGCGGCTCCAAAACCTTCGCCACACGCTGAAACAGCTGGAACGTATGGAGCGCAACATTCTTATATTCCATCAGCGCTTCACCTCCGTGTCAGATTCTGACACGGCTTCATCTGTCTCAATCAGATTGCCGTCCTCATCCAGCATCAGATCCGCTCCATAAAACATTTCCGGCGTGTACTCCGTGAGCTCATGCAGTGCATCAAACATATCCGCCTGCAATATCGCCATCACCTCTTCCGGATCATCTGCCTGCGCCACTCTCGGCGCAACACGGCTTGGCAGGGAAAGCAGCTTTGCACGCATGGATGTAAGAATGGCTGTCCTCACAAGCTCCACATCCTCCGACTTGTGCAGTTTCCCTTTCATGAGCTTCAGCTGCATCTCTGACATTTGAAGCTTTACCGCCTCATGCCTTGCCTGCATTTCCCGAAGCTCCGGTTTTTCGTTATCAGCTCCGGAATCAGGTGGCCTGGACTGGATTCGGAGCTGCATTACATAGTTGTGCACACAGTCACGCATCTTATAGCGTCCCGACGATACACGCGGCATGACCCCGCTTGACGCCAGATGCCTCACAGTCGTCTGCTTAATCCCAAGCATATCCGCCAGCACACCTGCGGAACATATCAGCGTACTCACATCCGTCTCTTTTCCCACACCCCCGGCCATCTCATCACCTCCCACTCATGGCATCGGCACTAAAAATTTTTCCCCAGAAAAAACTTCGCAGTTTCCGGGCTCGCAGAACCGCTCTGGGTCGGGGTCGCTCCCCAGTACCTTGGGATTTATACCGATGCCTGAAAAAGTATTTTCAGTTGTCATATCTTAAATTTTGTTAACCAAACCCGAGCCGGATAGTTTCTATATAATGCCACCCGTCACGGACCATACAGGTTTACACCGATTGTATGAGTAAACCCATCCACAAATACAATCCCTAGCTGCCGCTTCACTTATACGAAAAAAGCTTCATGGCGCTCATCATATCATCCTGCGCAGCTCCGATATATGCCAGCGTCACGGACTCGCTTGAATGATTAAATATCCTCATCAGCAGACCAAGATCCCCGGTCTGCTTATAGAAGTGATACCCGAATGTCTTGCGCATCGAATGAGTCCCAAGCCCCTCCACACCAAACCGGCTCCCTGCTTCGTGCAGTATTTTATACGCCTGTTGTCTCGTGATCGGCCTGTTGTATACTCCAGGCATCGTCGATTTAATCAGATATTCATAGTCTTTCTTATCCCGCACATATGCTGCAATCACCTTCTTTAACTCGCTTCCGACCGGGAAACGCTTTTCCTTTCCAGTCTTTTGTTCTGTAAGCGTGATCACTTCCGCCCCGCGGACATCCCGGACACGGAGCCGCAGGATGTCGCCGATGCGCAGCCCCGAATAGATCCCGATCATGTACATCACATAGTTGCGCATGGATCTCTCTTTTAAATAGTCCCCTATGTCCATGACGGTCCCCTTGTCCCGGATCGGCTGCACTGTGTTCATGATTCACCTCCTTTTTGCACACAAAAAGAGCAGGCGGCTGACCTGCTCTAAAAATTATACTGATCGATTATAAAAAGTATATCACAACGAATATGCTATGAAAAGGACAAAAAATATGCTATGAAATATGCTATGAAACGGACACGAAAATTACCATAAAATCTGCATTATGTCAGTGCATCCGAACCGAAAAGATGCACGGAAATGCGCTCTACTGCTGACCTCCGGTGCCTTGATACAGTCCGCGTGTCCATGTGAAGACGCTGCGCCACATCCTCATTCGTCGGACGGTGCCCGTCATCGGGAATATAAAAATACGCTGCCTCCACCACTGGCATATAAGGAACAACATCCGGTTTGCTGATTGCCTTCTCGATGCGCCGGAGATCCGCCCTTGAGCGCTGGAGTGAATCGAACCTCGCATGCAGCGCCTCATCTTCGTGAAACTCGCCGGGAGTCTTTGACCACGATGTGATACTTTTACTTTTTCCCTTAAAAATCATCTCCATATATTCGTTTTCATCTGACACATGATCCTTCAGCGCCAGATACGCCCGCAGCAGCTTCTCCGTTTTCTGATAGACAGATTCCTTTTTCCTCTTCATTCCATACCCCTGACCTACTGTTTGTTACAATTTCTCAGTTCCCCGATAAGATCCTCTTTTGAAATCTCAAATGTGTTAAAGACATTGTTTATTCGGTCGAACCTCGAAACGTAGTAATATACCACATAACATACAGAACCGAGATCATTTTCATAAGCGGCCGCCGCGATCTGACATCCGTCATCCAGCACGACCCGGTAATACACCGCGCCGATCTGCGGTAACCCAAACCACTTTTCCCATTTCGGATATTCCTCCACAAACGTTTCCTCTTCCCCGGCCTGCGGACGGTACCTTACGAACCGCATCTCCTCATCATCGCCGAAATATCCGACCGCAACAGACCTGCGCAAAATCTCAATCACTGTATGTATATCATACATGATTTCCTGCACATTGGTCAACTCACCAAATGCGTAACATGCTTTGTACTGCCCCCTGCCTGCCGCCTCCGAACGAATCCAGCATGGATGCGCCGCCAGCTCATCTTTACCCGGCTTTCTCTCTGACTTCAAACAATCCAGAAAGCCCGACAATCCGGAAAACTTTTCCGGATTAATCTCATACGAAGGAGTATCTTTTAAGTAGAGATATGCGCGGTTCGCATTTTGTTTTGACATCAGTGATTTGACTGCAGCAACCTCTTCCTCCTTCGGTATCGCAAATCCTGATTGTGACTTTTCCTCCGCAGGGGCATCCTGAATACCGGCGCGCTCCCTGATGATGCTCATGTCCTTGCGATTACACGCGTAACTGCATGCATCAGACACCGTGCACCGCATACAACACCCAATACATTTCTCATACAAATCCGGCGAATCCTTTTTCAGATTTCCGAACACATACCTGACCGTGCAGTCAATCTGTTTAAAAAATAAACATTTGTCACGCGGTTCCTGATAAGAATTGCACGCTGTATTCCTGCAATTGAAGCACTTCCCGTCACATGAACCCTTCTCCGGTATAATCTGCTCATACGGATCGTCTTTGTC